CTTGCTAAAAATTGGCGCTTTAGAGGAATCCTCGGTAAGCCCAGCCCCTACTAAAGTAAAGGAAGTGCAGGAATAATGGCAATCTATTTTACAAACAATACCTACTTTAAACTAGGTACTTACGTCATGACTACAGTAGTACAGTCAGCAAGCCTCAATATTAACTATGACCAACTTGAGGTAACAGCTATGGGCGACGCAGCGCACAAATACCTTAAGGGCCTTGCAGCTCATACCCTGTCAGCTACCCTATATATCGACCAGGCAGCTATCGCGGCAGGCTCAACCCGAGCAGTACTCGACAGCTTAAAAGGCACCTCCGCAGCGTTTGAAATTGCACCTAACGGCGCAACAGCAAGCGCGACAAATCCAGTTTATAGCGGTAGCGTTTTCGTTAACGGTTATACCCCTATTAACGGTGCTAACGGCGAAGTAGCTCAATTAGATATTACTTTTGATTTAACTACAGACGTAACTATTACTACCGTATAAACAAAAGAAAAGAGGGCTAGAAAATGGCAAGGTTAAAGATTACTAGAGATACCGGCGTAGTTGAGGAATATCAGATTACGCCGGCTATCGAGGTAGAGTTCGAGGCTTACGCAAAAATGGGGATAAATCTTTGTTTTTCTACGCTTCAGCGTCAAACTGATGTTTACTATCTTTGTTGGTTAGCAATTAAACGCAGTGGACAAATTGTAGATTTATTTGGGGAAAGTTTTTTAAATACTTTAAAAGAAGTAGAGGTGCTAGACAGCGACCCTTTAGCTGGGTAGGTAATAGGGAACTACTTACCTACCAAATAGCAGCGTTAGCGGTTGAAACTGGCATATCACCAAGGGAGTTAGTAGAAATGTCGCCCGAGATGTTGGCGGCAGTCTATAAAGTATTAAAGGACAGAAACGAGGCGGCAAAAAATGGCTACAGCAAAAATCGTAGGGTTAGATGAAACTGTACGCGCCTTACGTCAATTTGACCCTGCAGCCTTAAAAGAAATGAATAAAACAATTTACCAGGCTATGAAAATAGCCCAGATAGACGCTAGACAATTAGCACCAGCTGTAACGCCTTTAAGCGGCTGGGCTAAGCCTATAAAGTCTGGCAAGTGGGACCGGCTAACCTTTAAAGCCAAGCCTGTAAAAATGGGAATCAAAACCAAGATAGACCGAGCGCGTAAGCGCGGCACCTGGACAAGTAAGGCATACCTACTTATTAACGCAGACCCTGCCGGCGCAATTTATGAAACTGCAGGCCGTAAAAATCCACAGGGCAAAAACGCTCAGGGTGCTAGATTTATAGCCGCTATTAAAGGCCAGTCAGGCGTTACCGTACGCGGCAAGCAGGGGCGCATAGCGTACAAAGCGGTAGAGGATAACCGCGAGGAAATAGTAACTAAAAGTAATGCAGCGATAGCAAAAGCCCAAGCTGCAGTTAACCGTAAGTTGGCTATCTAATGGTTATTAAAGTACCCATAATTGTTAGTTACAATAACAAAGGCACTAAGCAAGCTGTAAAAGGTATTGGCGGTTTAGAAAAATCTTTTAAAAAAATGGGCCTAGCCTCTAAATTATCTTTTGCCGCTGCTGGTGCTGCTGTAAGCGCTTTTACAAAAAAGGCAGTTACAGCCGCTTTAGAGGAGTCTAAAGCAGTAGCAGTATTAAATAACCAGCTTAAAAATCTAGGTTTAGGGTTTGCGGCTGTAGGCGTAAATGCTTATATAGACAATTTACAAAGGGCGACGGCTGTATCTGAGGACCAGTTAAGGCCGGCCTTTAGCTCACTAATTAGGGCTACCTCAGATTTAGGTAAGGCTCAGCAATTACTAGCACTAACTTTAGATATATCAGCTTCTACGGGTTTTGGTGTAGAGCAAGTTTCAAAAAGCTTAAGTAAGGCCTACCTGGGGCAAAATACGGCTTTAGGTAAATTAGGTGTCGGTTTAACTAAAGTTGAATTAAAAACTTTAAACTTTGAACAAATACAAAAACGGTTAACTATATTATTTAAAGGCGGGGCAGCAGCTGCAGTAGATACCTACGCAGGCTCTGTGGCTAAATTACAGATAGCAGCTAAAGAAGCAAGCGAAACTATCGGCTTTGCCTTAATTGACGGTATTAAAAGATTAGGCGACGAAAACGGCATAGATGACGCAGCAGACTCTATGGAAAAATTGGCTAGTCAAACAGCGTTTGCTATAACAGGATTTAGCGTTTTATCCGACACAATTAGTAATAGTGCTTTAGGTAAAGGTTTTGGTTCGTTATTGCAATTTGGCCCTGTAGCTATGGCTATAAATGAATTAGCAAGATTAGGCAAAGCTACTATAGCTTCTGAAAATACAGGCACTAACCGACAAAGCCCTAGGGCAACAGAAAAGGCCGCCGAAAAGGCTGCAGCAAAGGCCATAAAAAACGCAAAGCAAAAGCTATCACTAGAAAAACAAACAGCAGCGTTAAAGAAGCTGCAAGCCAAGTTTGATTTGGATAATATTCAATTATCAGCAGCATTAGCGGGCAAGCTATCTAAAGAAGATGAAGCTAGGGTAAGAGCTTTACAGGCATTAAAAACAGAGCAAAAAGCTGATGATTTAAAAACTTTAGAAGAATTAGAAGCATTACAAAAAAAGAGTGCAGACGCAGAGGTAGCGCGGCAAAATGAGATATTAGCTACTCATAAACGTAACGCTGCAGAAATTTTGGCAGTAAACAAAGATAACGCTAAAACCTACGCAGACTTTGTAAAATCTTTTACGTACCCAGGCGGGTTATTTTCTGGTACGCCTTTAGCCAACTCTGGTAACAATGCTACAGACGCTAAACCTGCACCTTCTATGTCTGCCCCTATTCCTAATTTTCAAGATTTTGTAAATAACGAAATGGCTATAGACGCGCCATTTATGCCAGGGGACCCAGGCTATAGCGGTACTGCAGGGCAAAATAGACCAGCCCCTAATTTAACCGTTAACCTTCAAGGCGGGATTAACGTAGGCAGTACGTTTGAGTTTTACCAAACAGTGCAAACGGCACTACAGGAATTGAACAGGGCCGGTAATAGTCTTACCCCAGCTGGTAACTAATGGCAGCCCCTACAGTCAACTGCATTATTAACTTTAGCTCTGGGGCTAGTTTTGGCCAAGCTATGATTATCGGCTCTGGTGTGTTTGGCGTTAACGTGTTTGCTGATAGTGCAACGGTTACAGCTGACGTATCGGACCAAGTGCAGGCTGTAAGTATTCAGCGAGGCCGTAACGCTAACGCGGACCAATTCCAAGCCGGCACTGCCTCAGTCCGTATAGCTGATGTTAACGGCGATTTTAACCCTGAAAATTTGAGTAGTCCTTTTGCGGGGCTTTTAGCACCTTTGCGTAAAATTACAATTACTGCTACTAATAATAATACTAATGTCGTAACTGGCCTTTTTGCGGGTTATATAACCGGCTACCAATACACGCAGGCCCAGGTAGTAGGGGAGGTGTCCTATACGACGCTCACAGCCTCAGACGGCTTTAGGTTGCTTAATATGGGCACTGTATCAACTGTCACGGGCGGTACAGTTGGACAGTTATCAGGGGCCAGAGTCACAAAAATTTTGGACGCTATAGCCTGGCCTTCATCTATGCGCGATATAGACGCAGGGCAAACAACGCTACAGGCTGACCCTGGTACATCTAGGACAGCTTTAAACGCTTTGCAGACTGTCGAAACCAGCGAATACGGCGCTATCTATATGTCGCCGAGCGGGGACGTCGTTTTCCAAGATCGGGCCTTAACCTCTAGCAGTATTGGCGGCACGGCTACTACATTTTCGGACGATAATACGGGTATCCAATACCAAAATGTGCGCTGGGTTTTGGACGATAGTTTGGTTTATAACAAAGCCTCAATAACGGCTACAGGGTTGGCAAGTCAGGTAGCTTTAAATCAAACAAGTATTGACAAGTATTTTTTACATAGTTACAGCAAAACGGATTTACTTATGCAGACCACGGCTGAGGCTTTAAACTACGCCTTAGCTTACGTAGCTAGCCGTCAGGAAACTACAGTGCGTTGCGACTCAGTAACTTTACTGGACTTAAATACTGCAGGTTATGACACAGGCGTAGCGGCAGCTTTAGGTTTGGATTACTTTGACACTATTACGGTTAAATCAACTCAGCCAAACAGCACTGGGACCAGCACTTTAAATAAAACTTTACAGATTTTTGGCGTATCTCATAACATAACTCCCACACGGTGGAGCACTACTTTTGTAACCCTGGAGCCTATAATCGACTCGTTTATAATTGGGAATACAAATTACGGAATTTTGGGTACAAATGTACTATCCTATTAACATAGAAAGTAGGTTTTAAAATGGCAACAGGGCTACCGGCCAGTACGGGGGACGTGCTTAGTGCAGCGTCTTATAATTCCCTTGTACTTTTTACGTTAAATTCACAAAGCGCGGCTTCTTATACTGTCGTATTAGCTGACGTATATCAGTCTATTGTGCTTATGACTAACGCCTCTACTAAAACTGTATATATTCCTACTGACGCTACGCTACCAATTACTAGCGCACCTGTAGGAACGGCGATCACTGTTTACAATTCGGGCGCGGGGCTTTTGACGGTAACAGCTACGACGCCAGGTACAACAACCGTAGTAAGTGCGGGGGCCACTTTAGGCAGTCCAACCGTCGCTCAATACAAATCCTGCGTGCTGGTAAAATTGGCTGCTAATAGTTGGACCGTCCTGGGGGCAGTCGCGTAATGATTGGCAATATAGTGGCAGGATTATCAGGCGCACCTAAACCACCTTTTGCGCCTACAGATCTAGCCAACCTTAAAGCCTGGTACGACGCTAGCGATACAACAACAATTACCGTTAGCGGTACAGCGGTAACACAATGGAACGATAAAAGCGGCAACGCTTACAATTTAACGCAAGGAACTGCGGCTAAAAGACCACAAAGCGGAACTCGTACGCAAAACGGAAAAAATGCAATTGATTTTGACGGTGCAGGCGATTTTGTTGCGGCAAGCACAGCCGCTAACTGGACTTTCCTAAATAATTCAGGCGGTTCAACTTTTTTTATTGCTTGGTACACCGATACGGCAAGTGATCAACGAATTTTTATGGACACAAATAACACTTCAAATGGAAATGTTGGTTGTTATAATTTTGTTTGGACAGATGATACAGTTTTTGCCAGCACCTCGGCAGGCGGTGGAACTAATCCTTACGCGATGTACACAACCCAAGTAGCAACAGATAACACCGCTAGTTATTGGTCGTTTTTGTCAGATCCTAACAATGGAACAGCCGCTAACAGAATAAAGATCTGGAAAAATGGCGCAAATCCTATCAACAATAATGCTAATACAGCTGCAGCAAGTGCCTCAGCACCATTTAGTGGTTTGAATCTAGGTGGTAATCCTAATTACCCTGAAACTTTTGACGGCTTAATCTGCGAAGTTATTATGTATTCTGGACTTTTAAGCGACACAGATCGAGCAAAAGTAGAAGTTTACCTAGCGGCAAAGTGGGGTATTTAGTGAACTGGTACGAGTGGAACACACGCGCAGATTTTGATCTATGGCATGACGCATTATGCAAATCTTTAGGTTATCCGTTAATTGGTACAAATCAAGCCACCGGCGAACCTGACCCTATGGCTCAAATGACGGTTGCCTATACGCAAGCAATAGAGGTAGAAGGCAAGTTTATAGCTAGCGTAGAAGCTGAACACGCAGACGGTTTAACCGTAACCGAATTACGATTACCAAAACCTGATCTAATTGACCGGCCTTAAATCCTCTAACGGTTGGCCTGCCAGTAAGGACCCTGCAGAAATTGGCATTAAATCTTATAAAATACCTGGGACTGATATTAAAATACGTGTGGCTGAAAAAGTGGCACCGTTATTGGTTGGACTTGCGGCGGAGTTTCACAAAGAAATAGAAGCTATAGACAAAGGACCCTTAGACGATTGGGCGTTTAACTTTCGTATGATAAGGGGCAGCACTGACAATACCCTGAGTAATCACAGCTCGGGAACTGCCCTGGACCTCAACGCAAGCAAACACCCTTTAGGCAAGGAAAATACTTTTAGCCCAGAAAATGCCGCTAAGTGCATAGCCTTAGCTGAAAAATGGGGCTGTAAGTGGGGTGGCACGTACCGCGTAAGAAAAGACGATATGCACTTTGAAATTAACCTGACCCCTAAGCAGGTTATAGAGCGTATAAAAGCGCTCGGATTGGATACAAAATAATGCAGAAACAGTGTGTAGCTATGGCAGGGACTTATGTACGTGGGCTGCTTTTATTACTAATTACGTTAATGGCCTCAGTAGGTAAGACTCCACTAGAGTTTGACGCTGGGGACTGGCACTTAATACTC